CACGAATGTCCAAATCTTATAAAAGATAAAAATCAATGTAGTCTATGTGGCTGCTTTATTGATCAAAAAGCTAGTTGGCAAACTGCTAAATGCCCAGATGAGCCTTCTAGATGGAAGCCAATTGAGATAGGTAAGTCGGGTAAACCGATTAACCTTAGAAAATGAATAAAGAAAAAGTTATAATTCAAAAGTTAGCTACTAAGCATAACCTTCCTCTGCAGAAAGTAGAAGAGATTATCTATTATCAGTTCAAGTATGTAGCTAAAATTATGAAAGAAGGGAGGTTTGCTACAATAAGACTCCCATACTTTGGGGCGTTCTCTGCAAAAAGTGAGCGTATAGCCCATCTAAACGAGAAAACCAGGCGCAAAAATGAAAGACTTGCTAACAGTAAACAATAATATAGTCATCCCATCTTCGTATGCTATGACTATCCCAGAGTTTGAGAGATTAAGTATAAAAGAACTATCTTTTATATACTTCTTTGCAGATCACAGGTCTAGTTATGCAGCTTACGATGAGACAGAAAGAAAGGATAAGTTACTAGATGATTTAAAAGTCAAGTCAACCCCTAACTTACATGCAGGGTTGCAGAAATACAGAGAGTTGTCAGAGACTCACTCTATAAAACTGCTAAAGTCTGCTAGGTCTGCGGTTAACAAACTAGAGACGTACTTCAAAGATATAGATCTTACAGCAATGGACGAGAATGGTAAGCTTCTTTACCAAGCCAAAGACTTAGTTGCTAACCTATCTAAGATTGGAGATGTAATTGAGGGTATAGATAGACTAGAAGAGCTAGTACAAAAGCAACAAGCTAAGGATAACCCTAACAGAGCAGGAGTTAAGACTAATAAGTACAGTGAATAATGTTAAAAGACACACATTTATTCTCAAAAGCTGCTACTCATTATATAGAGAATGGGTACTACACTAACTACCTACCTGGGACTAAGCAGTATTATGACCATTGGGATGCAGAGCAGTATAAATGCATGCACGGGTGCGAGATAAATGGGGTTAAGATATCAGGGTTTCATTACTTCTATCTTAACTACTGCCCAATAGATAGGATTATAGATGAAGAACAGCCCGATGGAGAGGTGATCTCACGAAGGGACAGGACTTTCCCAGCTTTTTATGATGGGGACTTGGAGTACTATAATGCTATAGATAAAGCTAGAAGAGAGAACAAGCATATGGTGGTGCTTAAGGCTCGTCGTAAGGGTTTCTCCTACAAAGCTGCATCAATGCTATGCAGAAACTACTTCCATATTAGAAATAGCAAGAACTTTGTATTTGCATCAGATAAGCAGTACTTAACTGGGGATGGAATGCTGTCTAAAGCTTGGGATATCATATCTTTTATAGATGATAACACAGCTTGGACACAACCTCGTCTAATTGACCGTGAGATGCACAAGCAATCGGGTTACAAAAAGAACGTAAATGGAGCTGACGTAACTCTAGGGTTCAAGTCACAGATAATTGGGGTGTCTCTAAAGGATGATCCAGACAAAATACGTGGTAAAGCAGGGGAATTAATATTCTTTGAGGAGTCAGGTTCATTCTCAGGCTTGTTAAAAGCTTGGGAGGTAGCTATGCCTACAATGAGACAGGGTTCTAAGACGTTGGGAACTATGGTTGCCTTTGGAACTGGTGGAGAAGAGGGCCCTGGATTCGAAGGACTAGAAGAATTGTTCTATCACCCTGAAGCTTACAACTGTTTAGGTTTTGATAACGACTGGGATGCTGGGGCTATGGGGACAATCTGTGGTTACTTCGTCCCAATCTACAAAAACTTAGATGGATTTATAGATTTAAACGGGAATAGTTTAATAAACGAAGCCGTTGAGTATGAAGAAGAGCAGAGAGAGAAAAAGAAGAAGGGGAATGACCCAAAGTCTTATGACCAGTATATAGCTGAGCATCCATTTACCCCACAAGAAGCAACACTTCAAGTTACAGCAAATACCTTTGATGTTGCATCATTAAAAGAGCAGTACAATAGGGTAATATCAGGGAACCTAGATAAAATAGGGGTGGTTGGGGAGATGTACTATAATGCTAAAGGTAAGGCTGACTTTACACCTAATGGCAATCTTAGAGCAATCTCTAAATTCCCACATAGGAAAGATGACGACTTAACTGGGGCAGTAGTAGTTTATGAACCTCCATTTAGAACAGATATCGAGGAGATAACCCCAAAGAATCTGTATATTATCTGCCATGACCCGTATGCACAGGGGAAAGCTACAAGCTCTAGCTCCTTGGGGGCAGCTTATGTTATCAAGGTGCCTAATAACATGTCTAAGCCAGATGATATAATTGTAGCATCGTATGTTGGCCGACCACAAACACAAGATGAGTACAATAGAATCTTATTTATGCTTGCAGAATACTACAATGCTAAGATAGGATTTGAAAATGACCGAGGAGAAGTCATTGCTTATGCTAAAAGGTTTAGAAAGATGCATCTTTTGCAAGAAGAATTTGAGATGCTGGATAAGAAAGAACTACGTAGTAAAAATGTTAAACGTCAATTTGGTATGCACATGACTGACCAAAGAAAGTCCCAGGGAGAACTTTATATAAGAGATTGGCTAATTAGTGGTAGAGGAGCTGACGAAGAAGGCAATATTACCCTTAACTTGCAGAAGATTTACGACCTTGGTTTACTACAAGAGTTAATTAAGTTTAATAGGAAGGGTAACTTTGACCGTGTTATGGCTTTTATGGTGGGGATGTACCACACCAGAGAACTGTACAACAAGGAGTTAAGCTTTAATGAAACTGATAACTCTAGCAATGACTGGTTCGATAAGATATACAAGTAAGAGTGTGATATAATAAACACATATAGCAAATGACTTACTTTAGACACCTAGTGTAAAACGAAACTATTTTTGTATTAATGTTCGGACAAGCTACAATCCCCAAGCAACGAATTCCCTTCTCTCAGAAAGATGACAAGTGGAAAGAAGACTGTGTCAATGCTTTTATCAACCTATCAAAGTTTGGTATTAGTGAACGACGCAGCTATTTGAAATCTCTGTACGACTACTACAACGGGGTAATCGACGAGGAGGACTACAATTATGTCCTTAAACCTTATGGCAAAACCCGAAGCCACTTTCCTTCGAAGCTCCGTAACTATCCGATCATTAAGCCGATCATCGATCTGTTGCTTGGGGAGAAGTCTAAACGTCCTTTAGAGTACACGGTTACTGTGCAAAATGCAGACTCTATTAGTTTAAAAGAAGAAGCATTGAAGAACTTAATGCTATCTAATCTTAAAAATAAGTTCTTAGCTGAGTTAGCTAAACAGCAAGAAGTAGAACTACCAGAACAAGAAGAACCTCCTCTCCCAAAGCAAGTAGCAGAAGAATTTGAGAGAAGTTATGTAGATCACAGATCAATAGTGGGGCAAGCTGCCTTAAACTACATGATGTACTACAATGAGGTATACGACAAATTTCAAAAGCTATTTTTCCACTTCCTTGTAACTGGAGAATGCTATTCACATAAAGGAGTAAGAAGAGAAGAAGTATTTTATGAGGTAGTTAACCCATTAGACATAGATTATGACAAAGACCCTGACATTGATTTTGTTGAGGATGCCGATTGGGCAATCATTAGAAAGTATTCTCATGCATCTACCATCATTGACGTATTTGGGGAATACCTTAATGATGACCAAGTACTTGAGCTAGAATCACCAACACATACATCAGCTGAAGCCTATCTTTTGTATAGAGCAGAAGCCAGTGGGGCAGATGACAATATATACCGTAATAGATTAATTGAAATAGTAACAGTTTACTGGAAAAGCAGAAAACGTATTGGGTTTGTTTCTTATGACGATCCTAATACGGGGAATACCGAGATGTTTGATATTGAAGAAGGGTACAAACTTCCTCAAGAGCTCAAAGATCTAGGGGCTAAGATGGAATGGGAGTGGGTAAACGAAGTATGGGAGGGAACTAGAATTGATAGAAGATTCTTTATTAACACCCGTCCTTACAAAAACCAACGTAATAGTTTAGACAACCCATCTATATGTAAACTTCCAATCAATGGAAGAAAGTACTCTGACATTAACTCTCAGAGTGTTTCTTTGGTAAGTCTAGGGATAGCTTATCA